ACTACAGGCACAGTAATTTTAGGAGATGGAGTTCCCGTACAAGGTATTGCTGCACGGGGTGTGGTAGAAAACACGTACGAACTTGCACAAGCTAGTTCTCAGGGGCTAGCAGCTGCACGAACTGATGTAGATCAACTTGTTAGAAGAATGCCTTTGTTACTTCAAACACCAGATGGTTGGACTCCATCGTTTGGTATAGAAGTTATGAAGATAATATCTGGATCAGATACGTACATTATTAAAGGCCAGGAAGGTGGGATTGTAGAACTTACTTTACCTAACTATGCAGAGATACCAGTAGATGAGATAGGCAGACGATGGATTACATGGTCTGACACAGCAAAAACAACTCTACAAGAGTTAGATGTAAAAGATAAGTTTGTATTTGTAGGTGTGAGTGCAAAAGGGATCATGCCTCAAATAGCTACGCCAGTAGGATTGTTGTATCCGCATGAAGTACAGGCTGCTGTAGCTGAGAGCTTGACCGTAGATGTGCCTCAAATACCGGGTGCAAGTCTACTATATGAATTACTTATATTAGTAGGGTGTCTATTATTACTAACAGTCATAGTTCGTTCGTTACCCGTGGTTAGCAGTATTGTTGGGGTCGTTGGGATGTATGTGTTATCTGGTGCAGCTGCCGTATGGTTTGCACGAAATAATATACTTATAGATTTTAGTTATAGTATGGTATCAATGACGCTTATATCAGTACAAGAGTTCTGGTTAAGGTTTGGGGAACAATATAAATTGAGACAACAGATAAAGAAACAGTTCGAGCACTACCTGGACCCCAGGCAAGTTGCACGATTACAAAACAACCCAGAGTTACTTAAGTTAGGAGGAGAGCGTAGAACTTGTACGTTCTTGTTCACTGACGTCAGGGGGTTCACGAATCTGTCCGAAAAGCTAGAGCCTGAAGAAGTAACAGAAATTATGAATAGAGTATTAACTGAACAAGTTGAATGTATACAAGCTCATGGTGGTATGGTTGACAAGTTCATAGGCGACGCATGTATGGCCATCTTTAACTCCCCCCTAGATTTAGATGAACATGAACAACGTGCTGTCGCCTGTGCCCAAGACATTCGTACAGGAATAGCAATGATGCAAAAAGAGTTGTCCGAGCCCATAGCTATTGGTATTGGTGTAAACACTGGTCCAGCAGTCGTAGGTAACATGGGATCAGATAACAGGTTTGATTATTCAGCAATAGGGGACGCAGTTAATACAGCTGCACGACTAGAGAGTGCAACTAAAGAAGCAGGGGTAGATATATTGATTGGAGAAAGTACGTACAAAAAGTTACCACCTGGTGTGGAAGCTAGCTTTGTACGAGAAATAAAAGTAAAAGGTAAAGCAAAAGCTTTGAAGGTGTATACTATATAAATGCCACGTAACTACAAACAAGAGTACGAACGTTATCATAAGTCGCCTGAGCAAAAGAAACGTCGTGCAATGAGAAATAAGGTTAGACGTCAAGCTTTGAAAGATGGTAGAGTGCGCAAAGGGGACCGTATTGATATTCATCACATAGACGGAAACCCAATGAATTTTAAAAAAAGTAATCTAAGACTACAAGATAGATCAAAAAACCGTTCTTTCCCCAGAAATCGTCGTTCTGGGAAAAAATGACCTCACAGAATCGCGCCTAACGCATTTTGTTAGGGTAAGTAAGGCCTTAGGTCCAAAACTATCCAAAAGCTCCTGGCGGGCTTGTACGTGCGTCTGCTGACGATTCTTCTTTTTCGAGTGTTTTTATCAGTTTTTTTAGATACCATTCAGCTTTTAGCACATCTTGGAGTCCTTTTTTGTTCTCATAACGCCAAATGTACTTCTGAATGTTACCTTTTAAATAACATTTGAAACCTTCAGGTGTCATACTTTCTTCTATTGCGTCAATGCATTCGATGTTCCCAGTATTATAGTGGGGTGGTGAGTTAACATAATCCGTCATTTTTACCTCCTATGAGTATGTTAGTTAAGTTTTGCATATATTCTGTAAACGATATGCTGTTTTTTTTAAATTCTTTTAGTGTGATGTGGGGCAGATCAAAGTCTTGTGTTGTGTACACACGATCTTGCGAACCTAGTACAACGTACACGGGGATATTAAAATCGTGTTGTTGTTTTAGCCAGAGTCGTTGTTGTGTAGACAAATGTATTTGTATTTTAGAAGTATCTCTTCTTGGTAGTGTGTCTTGGTATTTGTATTCAATAAAACAAAAGCCAGTACTACCTGCGTAATATGTGTCAGGAACGCCGCCGTGGTAGGGATCATTTATCTTCCAACGATAAATCTCCTTAGGCAAGTGCTTGTGCACTTTATTTATGAACTCCTTTTCACGCACATCCTGAGTATAGCATACGTACTTGGATGCGACAGTATATGTCGCACCCGTACGCACTTCTACACCTAGGAAGTTTTAGCGAAAGTATTCTCGTAGAAAGTTTTAGCTAACTCATATGCAGATTCTTTTAACCAACCTACATTAGATACAGATATGTTCATGAATCTCTGTCCTGCTTTGTTTGCAGTTTGTACAGATGACAGCTTCCATAAAGAAGCGAACCTATCTCCACCTAACTTCATCAATTGAGTGTTCCACTCTCTTGATACTTTAAGTTTGGATATTGAACAATCAAACAAGAATGGTATGTCAGCAATCTCTCCAGTCTTTTCATCGACTTTAAGTAGAGTATGAGTCTGAGTTCGGTTGATGTCATAGTCTTCTACTTTGAGACCTTCGTTCTCTAAGTGCTCTAATGCTTCTGCGTTAGAGTTGAAAGTACCTATAAGACCACCACCTTTCTCAAGCTGTCTCCATACGACAAACTCTTCTTTGAAGTGAGTGTTGACTACGTACAACTCTTGTCCGTAGTTTTCTTTGGTTACAGTGTTGATGAAGTCGCCAACCTTGACGCCCTCAATGTGTTCACTGTGATTCTCATCTATCTCGTTAGACAACTGTTGCAGTTGTTTTATACGAGGGGTAGATAAGTGCTCTGCGGTAACATTCTCATTACCGAGATTACTGCCTTTTTTAACGTGAGCTGGCACCTCACTCGTTACTATACTAATATCATTAGACATATTGAAGCTTCTCCTTTTTTAATCTAATATTTATATTACGTTGACCTGAAATTAATTCTGGTCAACTCCGTACTTTTAACACCTGGTACGTCCATACCAGCTGCTATAAGTTCTCTGTAGGCAGTTGCGGATACACGCTTTTGCAAGAGCTCAAACTGACCAGTGTCTGTTATGTGCTCGTGTAGCTGATCCCAATCTTCTACAGTAGGCACAATCTCATTTTTAAGTGAGATTGTACAAACATCATTAGAAATTTTATCGAGCCCTTGCTCTTGCATTCTAATAGATATTTGACTTTCTAACTCGCGTTGTTGGCTTTTAAGAGATTTTTCTTCTGCTTGCACAGTTTTTATTTCGCCTCTTATCTTTGCCACTTCTACAAGTAAATCGTTTAGTTTCTTCATGATACCTCCTTTAAGATATGTAATAAGTTTTCCATACGGCCCAACTTGGTATTGAGTTTTTTGTATACCTCAGGTTCCCAAGTGCCTCTCGCTTGGATCAAAATTGTCTCAGTCTTTTGTGTTTGACCTGCTCTGTATATACGCTGATTGAATTGTTGGTAGTGCTCAGCGTTATATGTAGGTGAACACCATATGATTGTGTTAGCTTTTGTCAGTGTAAGACCGTGGCCGGCTGACTGTGGGTGACAGAACAAGACTTTGAAATGCCCAGCCTGATACCTAGCTACTATATCTTTTCTTCGTTCAGCAGGTACTGAACCATCTATGACCTCGTACGAAATGCCTTCTTTGTTAGCTAGCTCTACTAGTGCGTCACGTTCGTGTTTCCAGTTGAATGCTACGAGGCTGTGGGCCCGTTGTGCGACAAGCGTCATAACAATGTCGTATCTTTCTTGGTGTACAAATTGGACCACACCGTCTTCGTCATACACTGCGCCCGTTACAAGTTGAAGCAACTTCTTGACACGAGCAGCAGCGTTGATCGCATTAACCGTACCTGATTTGGTATACAAGACTGACTCATCGGCCAATGTCTTGTATTGTTTCTGTATGTTTGGTGTTAGCTTTGTATTGATTGTACGTACAATTTTATCTGGTAAATCAATACAATCTGACAGTGCGTAACGTATAGATATATCTGACAGTTTGTTAGCTACGGCTTCTTCTATACCTGGTTTGTCTATCCATTCGTTAGCAAAACCATTGAACCGTGGCGTACAAGCTTGATGTCTGAAGGCGTAGAACCTAGTGCCCAGTCGCTTCCCACCATCAATGAGAAGCGCTGGATGCCAGATATCTAGAATAGTATTACTATTAGGAGTACCAGACATGGCAATCCTATTAGTAAAACATGAGATAATTTTGTTGAGATTTTTACTACGTTTGGCTTCCCGATTTTTAAAAGCGGTAAACTCATCAATAACGATTGTATCGAACTGCTTACAATACTGTGGATTTTTTTGTAAGAAGTTGACAGCTTCGAAATTAGTGATGACCATTTCGTTTGTATCATCTTCAAATATTTTTGCACGATTTTTTGCATAAGCTACTCCATATTTTATATGGGGTTGGAACTTACGTATGTCCTCCCCCCACGCCGCTTCTAATATAGAGAGTGGCGCCAAGACTAATGTCTTACCACCAAGTATAACATGGGCGTCTAGTACTGCACGTGTCTTACCCGTACCTGGGTCGGACGTGATCATACATGTTTTTGTTTTAACTATGAAGTCAGTAGTAACTTCTTGGTGCGCGTAAGGCGCAGGTATATTATTATCAATCATCTTTCTCCACCATTGCGTTCGGTGTTTATTGGGTGAACGCTATATGTAATGTTTTATTATAACTAAGAACTAGCCCATTCACAATGGGGTTCTGGTCCCTTACCAAAGGAACACCACCTACAGTTATAAGTAGATGGATTTGGAGGAAACTTAGTCGCAGTAGTCATAGTAACTGCTCGCTCATGTAACTTGGGCATAAAAACCATAGCTTCATCTCGCGTATACGTTTGCTCCATAGTAGTTCCATGAT